AAGAAAAATGTGGGGATATTCCTTGGGAAATCAAGGCAGATAATAAAGTATTTAAGCTTGGAATTAGGACTGAAAACTATAATTCTAAGAATTATTATGCTTTGCCAAGTGATGACCTTCCAACTGGCATAGAGTTTGAAGACTTAATTGATGAGACTATTTTTATCCAAGACTTTTCAAGTAAGGATATATACGAGTTTAGAGATAAGGAGTGATAGGGATTGCTAAGTAAATTATTAATTAGACAGGTTGCAGAATTTGTGGAAAGTCAAGTTGCTAGTGCTGAGGCAATAATTGAAAATAAGCCCCATGAGATACCAATTATGAAATCTGAAATTGATGGCAACTTACTTAAGATTTACACAAATACTGCTGATGTTGATGGCTTAATTACAAATATTAATCTTAAAAATGTTAAGGGCGAAGTAATAATTTCTAAAGATACAAATATTGAGAAGAATGATACTTACTCAGTTGTATCTTCTTTTTATATCAACGTCTTGGAAGAAGAGATTGAAGAGCCTATTGATATTTTTAAGACCACAGGGAGGATTGAATGATAGATTTAAGAAAATATCATAAATACAATGAAATCCTTGCTAAAAGGGATTTAAATGATGAAGAAAAAAAGGAAATCCTAAGTGATTTTTCTTACACGCCCGTTGACTGGCTTGACCATATTGCACAAACTGCTGATGTTAAGAAAGAAACTGTAGTTGCTGAATTTCCTGATGGAAGCAAGTCTGTAAGACATGAAAGAGATGACGGAGAAATCTTTCAAAAGGGCAAACCTATAAATGAGAAGAACCTAGGTAACATGGACTTTGCCATCTTCAAGGTGTTCCTAAAGATTTTTGAGATGGAATCTGAACTTAGAAAATTAAGTGTTTTAGTAAGTACTCTGTTAGGTCAAAATCAAAACAACATGCCTTTCAATACCTTTGTACTTTCTGCCGAAGATCCAGAAAATGGTCTTGTAGTAGTTGAAGGTTGGTATGATGAAGCCAATGGAAGGGGTGTTATTTAATGACTTTATATAGATGGGGAAAATACCAATTAGATGAAATCTATGAAAAAGGGGATTATTTTAGAAAATTATTCTGTTATGCCGAAGGTGATATAAAAAAATATAGAGACTTGCCTTTTAGATTTAACAGCCGTAAAGATGCAGAAGATTTTTTAGGCGATATAAATTATGGGGATAATAGACCTTTTGTAACTCTTAACTCTACTCCCCCAGATGGTTTTATTTATATCACTTGGCAAAGTAGCACTGAGAATCACTCTATTGAAGGTGATGTATACAGAGCAAAAACTATCTATTCAAAAGGAATTAAGCTTGATACTGTAACATCAGAAAACAGGTTGCTTTATCCGAATGATGGTGTTAAACATGGATATTACTATGTTTATGAGGGGATTGCAAATCAAGATCCAATTATATCTGGAGCAGATGCTTTTCTAGGTAATAAATCAACTAACTTTAGACTTGATTATATAGTTACTGACAATGACTTAAACGATGTTGTAAAAGTAGAAATCCAAGAAGATAAGAGAGAACCTAAAGTTATAAGTTCCATTAATCTAGGTGTTAAGAATTATCTGGACATAAACGTAGAAGGTTATGAACTTGGAGACCACATTATAACAATAAAAGCTACTGACTCTAAGGGTGCAACTGCAACAAGAACTTATAGGTGGACTAAGATAAATAATGCTCCTCTAATTAGTGGTAGTGACAAGGACCTTGGGGAAAAGAACACTGCTTTCACTGTGACCTATCAAGTATCTGATGCAGATAATGACATTGTAAATGTTGTTGAAAAAGTAAATGGGAAGGTTATTAGAAACCTAAATAACGCTAGTAAAAATACTGACCTATACCTTAATATCACTCAAGAACAAATACTGGAATTTGAGATTGGTAAAACTAATACTATTGAAATTGAAGCTACTGACACTAAGGGTGGTGTATCTTACAGAAGATATACTTTCAAAAAGACTAATTTGCCACCTATAATCAGTGGTAATGATAGAGATTTGGGAGTAGTAGATAAGGCTTTATCCTATTCTTACTCAGTTACTGATACAGAAGATGATGATATTTATGTTGATGTAATTATTGATGAGACATACCTCCAAAAAGAAGTAAAAGTTGAAGCAGGAAAGACTTATAAGGTTGAGATTAAAGACTTAGATTTTTTAAAATTAAAACCTGGCAAACACACTCTTAAGATCCTTGCTACTGATAAGAAAAGTCCTAAGGTTGTAAGATTAATTAATTTTAAAAGGGATCCAAAAAGACTAGTTGTTATGAGTGCCAAACCAATTGAAACTGATGCAGCTGCTAAGAAGTTTTATTTTAATCCAGTTTGGAAGGTGGCAGTTGGAGCAGAGGGGAAGATTGAAATTTGTAATAATGGTTTTGATGCTAATCCTACTTGGGAAGATGCCACAAGTACAGTTAAAGTAGGTAAGACTTTTAATTTTACAAATCAAAGTAAACAAGCTGATAAATGGGGAATTGCAGTTAAGATGACAATTAATAAAAATAATGCTACTGCAATATCCTATATAGCAACTGCAGGAGGTGCTTTTGAATAATGGTAATCTATAATCCAAGAAGTGTGAAAGAAATCCAAGAGGAAAGAAAACTTGAATCAAGTGGAGATGTTAAAGAGCAATTAGCCTATGTTTTAAGTGTGCAAGAAGCAAACAAGGGTCTCACTGAGCAATCAGTTGGAGACCTTTCTTTAGCACTTGGGGAAATATCAAAGGATTTTTCCCAAGCAATGGCCGAATTAACAATGCTAATTGGTGCAGGAATGGGAGGTACTAACTAATGAAATTTACAAAAGACAGTGGACTTGTAAGGGTATGGGTTAACCTAATAAAAAATGGCTATCGCAAGCTAGAGGAAGTTCCAAAGCTTTTTAATTTAAAAGAAGTTGTAACAGGAATTATTGAGAAAGGAGATAAATAATGCTTAAATTTACTAAAAATAGTGGACTAACTAAAGTATGGGTAAGCCTTGTAATGACTGGTGTTTATACTATGGACCAAGTGCCAACATTTTTTGGTCTTAAGGAAGCAGTCCAAGCAGTAATTGATGAACTAACAAAAGGTGAGTAAGTATGAAAATAGTAAAAATTGGTAGATTTACATTTCAAGAAGGTACTAAGTCAGAGTTAATTAACTCTGACTTAATTTTATATGAAGGCGAAATTGCTTTAGAATCTGATACCCAACTTATGAAGATGGGAGATGGTAAGACTGTCTATAAGGAATTGCCCTATATGAACCGAGGACCACAAGGACCTAAGGGAGATAGGGGAGAAAAGGGCGATACTGGTACAAGTTTGACAATAAGTGGAACTGTTGATAGCGAAGACTCTTTACCTAAAAGCCCTAAAGATGGGGAAGGTTATATGGTGCAAGGCGACCTATATATTGCAAAAGGTAGTGTCTTTGTCAATGTTGGTAGGATTAAAGGACCTAAGGGCGATATTGGACCACAAGGACCAACAGGACCAAAGGGTCCACAAGGTCCTAAAGGAGATAAGGGAGACCCTTTCACTTTTGACAAACTTACTGATGAACAGAAAAAAGATATTGCAAACAAGGCAGTTGTTGGAGACATATCAAAAGAATTTACTAAAAATGATGGTTCAAATATGAAAACAGTAAAAGACCTTGGCCTTAGTGGTATGGATGCGAGTGGTCTTATGGATTATAGTCCATATGAGTGGATATTTGTTAAAGATGCACCTATTAAATCCGACATGTTGATATCTGGATTCCTGCAATCAATAGTTCGCGAAAGTGGAAATTATGGAATTCAGAAATTTTATCCCCTAGACGAAAAATACGCA